GACGGAGTTGGATCACAGCTATCCTTACCATTGCCTAGAGTGGTTTCGGGAGGAGAGGGGCAAGCGTCCTTTGACGCCTGTTGAGTGTAAGGTGTTTGAATGGTTGGAGAGGACTTATGGTTTGGACAAGAGTGACTAATGAAATTTGATCTTCAAAAGTTTTACCGTTTCTGCCGTGAGTTAACGGTAGAGACTAAAGAAATGGGAATGCAAAAGCTTGGTGCAAAGCTACTGGGTACGCAGTCTTATGTGATGCAAGAGATTGCAAAGGGATTAGAGGACGATAAACACTTCTTTGTAATCTTGAAAGGTAGGCAGCTTGGTATTACCACGATCTCACTTGCACTTGATCTTTACTGGCACTTTATTCACCCTGGCTTTCAAGGTACGTTGACAACTGATACGGAAGAGAACCGAGATCAGTTCAGAACGACATTGGCAATGTACATGGATGGATTGCCGCCTGAGTACAAGATTCCACTCATGAGTCACAACCGGAATCAGATGGTTTTGAAGAACCGGTCACGGATGTTCTACCAAGTGGCAGGATTGCGCAGCAAGGGGTCTTTAGGACGCGGTAAGGCGATCACTTACCTGCATGGCACGGAGACATCCAGTTGGGGTGATGAAGAGGGCTTAGCCTCTTTGCTGGCTTCGCTGGCTGAGAAGAACCCGGCACGGCTTTATCTTTTTGAAAGCACTGCTCGTGGCTTCAATATGTTCCATGACATGTACATCACAGCCAAACGTGCAAGAACACAACACGCGATTTTCTGTGGTTGGTGGCGCAATGAGATGTATTCGATTGAAGCTACTGACCCCATCTATAAAGTTTATTGGGATGGGAAGATGTCACCTGAGGAAAAAGAATGGGTGAAAGATATTAAAAAACTGCATGATTTTACAATTAATACCAGACAAATTGCTTGGTGGCGATGGAAACTTAATGAAGGTATTAAAGACGAAGCATTAATGTATCAGGAGTTTCCTCCTACTGAAGATTATGCTTTTATTATGACTGGTACATCATACTTTTCTACAAGTCGATGTACAGATGCAATGAAAGAAGCCAAAAAACATTTACCAGGATATTATCGATTTAGTATGGGCCAGTATTTTGAAGATACTGAATTAATGCGTTCAACTGATAGATTAGCTACGGTTTGTGTTTGGGAAGAACCGCAACCTAATGGTTATTATGTGATTGGTGCTGATCCTGCTTATGGGTCATCAGATTGGGCAGATCGCTTTTGCTTACAAGTTTATCGTTGCTATGCCGATGGTTTAGACCAGGTGGCTGAGTTTGCTAGTTCAGAACTGAACACCTATCAGTTTGCCTGGATCATTTGTTACTTTGCTGGTGCGTACCGTAACTCCACCTTGAATTTGGAAGTCAATGGGCCAGGGCAGGCGGTGCTCAATGAAATGTCTAATCTTAAGCGTCAGGCAGCATCTTTGCCTGAGAAATACGGTACAGGATTGTTTGCCGTGCTTGCCAATATGCAGCATTACCTTTGGCGGCGTAATGACACCATGGGTGGTTGGTCAAATTCTATTGGCTGGATGACCACGGCAGCCACCAAAGAGCGGATGATGTCTTACTTTAAAGATTACTTTGAACGCGGCATGATGGCTGTCAAGGGACAAGATCTTATTGATGAGATGAAGTCGATTGTTAGAGAAGGATCGTCGATTGCTGCTTATGGCAGAAACAAAGATGATCGCGTAATGGCTACAGCACTGGCCTGTGCAGCCTATGCCGAGCAGGTGCAACCGCGGTTAATGCAAATGCGATTGACACGCAAGACCGTGCAAGCACAAGATTTGACAGCACCTGAATCTCAGGTTGTGGGTAGGCAAATTAACAATTACTTACAATACATTGGAGTCAAACCCAATGGATAAGCGTTACACCAAGACAGAACTCAAGCGCATCATGCACAAGTTCTTGCAAGACGAGCATCGTGGTATCTCGCAAAAACTCTTTGCTGAACTGGCTGGGATTAGTTTAACCACCTTGCGTAATGTCTTTGTAAATGAAACGGAGTCATTAAGTGACATGGTGCAAATGCGGGTGACCCGTGCTTATGAACATGTTCTGCACGGCAGAATCAAAATCATGTCGCATAAGAACGTGCGCAGTGTGGAATACCGCAAAGAAGCAGCGCCGCGCTTGCGACGCAACACCCAATTGGTCTTAACGCCGGATGGGTTCAAGATCAAAACGGGTATCCGTCTCAAACACGATTATTCAACTGTAACCTTAGATGAACAGATGGGGAAAAAACATGGCAGTGCTACATGATTACAAATGCAACGTACACGGATTTTTTGAAAGCCACGATGCAATATGTCCTCATGGTTGTGAAGATGTGCAATTGGTGTTTCTGCAACCCGTGGGAATGCGTTCAGACTCAACCCGCCATGCCGACACCACGCTCAAAGAGCTGGCACGCGACTATGGCATGAGCGACATTAAGTCTGTTAGACAGGGTGAGTCGCAACCCAATGCTTTGCTTCAAAACAAACAAGTTGCTAGAGAAGACCATCCTTTTGCTGTAAAATGGGGCAATCCCAAAGAGATTGGCAACTTTAGCCTTAACTCTGTGCGGGGTGAACAAGTGCAAGGGCTTGCATCCATGAAAGAATCGGGTGTATCGTTACCCAAGTTGCGGCCTGCTGCCGTCATTAGAGATCACGAAAACTTGCAAGTGAAAACTTAATGCGCATACCTGATAATCCGATTGAGCGGGAGTTCTTCTACGCTGACCTAGCCAATAAGTGCATGGTCAGCCTAGAACAACGCAAAGCGGATTACCAGACGCTGCGAAGCTTTTATCTCTTTGGCTCTGGCCCTGATGAAGCGCCTGCGCACTTCAATAAAATCTTTCCGCACATAGATCAGCTCGCTTCTTTTCTTTACTCAGCAGAAACAACGCGCTTCTCTATCATGTTGGGCGCATCAGTTAACCATGCTGAACAAACGAAAGTTCCCGTATTGACGCAAGCACTCAACGATGAGTGGCTTAACAGCAACGCGGATCAGGTGTTTTCACAAGCCTTGTCTTGGTCTTTGTGTTTTAACTCCACCTTTATCAAGTTGGTGTTCAACAAAGGTATCCACCCTTATGTGGTCGAGCCTGGTACGGTTGGTGTTTTGCGTGAAGATCTCTCGCACACAGACCGGCAAGAAGCCATTGTCCAGCGCTACTACATCACCAAGTCAGAACTTTACTCACGGCTTTACAAACATCCCAAGCGTGAACAGATCGTAAAACGGGTGACAGCGTCTGAAAAATCTACTGCTGACATGCCTGAAGGTGTTGAGCGCCTAATCATGTCTCAAGTCAACCCAACCATGTACGGCAACGTTAATCTTGATCTGGGCGGCATTAGTCGTTACAAGCCAAGAGTGGCTGAAGACCTGGTGCAAATGCAGGAATTGTATGTCTGGAATGACGACATACAGGATTACCAGTTTGTCACCATTGCTGACCCTGATGTAGTCATTTATGACCGTGAGATGGCTTCTGTCTATCTCAAGGGTGAAGTGCCGTTAATTCAGGTTTGTCCAAATCCGCAATACGATTATTTCTGGGGCATCTCAGAAGTCAGCCGCCTGATTTATTTGCAACAAATGCGCAACAAGCGCATGAGCGAAATTCTTGATTTGTTGAACAAACAGGTCTCACCGCCAACCGCATTGATTGGGTTTATGGGCATACCGGATGAAAAGAACTTTGCATTGAACCGTGCAGGTGGTCTGCTTTACTCTGATACGCCTAATGCCAAGGTAGAACAGCTCGCACCGCAAATACCCAATGATCTCTTTCGTGAGATTGACCAGATTGACAATATGTTTGCTGAAGCCTCAGGCATTGTTTCAGTCTTGCAGGGCCGAGGTGAATCCGGGGTGCGAAGCGCAGGCCATGCCTCACAACTTGCTCGGATGGGTTCTTCCCGTGCCAAGCGTCGCGCTTTGGTCATTGAAGACGCGCTTGAGAAAGTTGCAACCATGTATCTCAAGCTCATGCGGCGTCATGAAGAAAGGCATTACTTAAACACTGACGGAATGTCTTTTATTGCCGAGCAATTTACTTCAGACTTTGTGGTTAAAGTTGATGCACATAGTAATTCTCCGATCTTTATGGAAGACACGCGCCAGTTGGCCTTCAATCTTTTCAAAGCCCAAGCAATCAGTAAAGAAAGACTTATTGATTTGCTTGACCCGCCGATGAAGCAGTTGCTTAAAGATGATTTAAAGAAACAAGAGGCGCAAGCCGCTCAACAGCAACAAAGACCAGCACCGTCTCAGGTTCCAACCCCTCAAAGCTCTGCTGGCCCTGCCAATATGCCTTTAAAACAGGTGAAATGATGCAGAAAGAAGCCTATCGAACCGCGGGTGATCAGCCCCGCATGACCAAAGACTTAATGAAACAAACCCAACGTCCGGCTAAATTAGACTTTAATCGCAGTGCAATTCAGGGTAAAGTTCGTTCTAGCGGTATGCGTCAATCCTCTCGATAAAGGAAAATAGAATGTATTCTCGCAAAATGAAGCGTTCACGCAAGACTCGCCGTTAATCGGTGCGGTAAAACGGGTATGGCTGCTTCCCCGTTGAAGTAAGTGGCCTGTCCTTTATAAAGGAGATGATCATGGCACGTCGTGGTCGCAAAGGTCGTCGGAAGTAATCCGCATCTCTTTGGGGGAAGAGATATTAAACATCCCCCACTTGACTTTATGTTAGTAAGCGTTTACAAACCGCCCAAGAGATAATATGAGTGTTCCAGCAGACAAATTGATGCAAATGATTCGAGGCGATCAGTCTAAAGGTAATGCATCTGAAGATGACGCAACGAAGCCTGCTTTGTCTGGCGCTGAAGCCCCGCCAATGGGTGCGCCAATGCTGACACCAGAAGATAAGCGTGGTGACCAGGCAAGTGCCAAGGTCAACGTGCAGATGGCTATGGACTTGATGCAACAAGCCTTACCCGTCTTTGGATCAGATTCTGAAGAGGGCAAAAAGATTTTACAGGTGCTTGGTAGCCTGGCTCGTGTATTTGGTGAGACAGAAGCCAAGACCAAGGAATTGATCCCAGCCGAGATCATTCAAATGATTCAATCGCTTCCGCAAGCCGGTGGTGCGTCTCCTGAGATGAAAGCCATTGCGAAAGCACCCATCGAGGGGACACAAACCCCTCCCATTTTGATCTAGGAGCAATCATGGATTTATTTAAGCCCAGAGGCGCACAAACCATTCGCCGTCCCTTGGACAACAAGCAAGAGAATGGTCAGATTGTGAACCCCTACCGTTATGCTGAGTTTGGTGGTTTTAGTTCTGCTCAGAAGGCCGGTCATAAGAACAAGATGACCTTGAGCCATCCTGGCGATACGAAAAAAGTGATTTGATAAAGGAAGGGGCTAGTCATGTCACTTGAAAATTTGTCTGAAGGCGAAATCCGAGAGTTGGCGCTCCTGGCTAAGGAGCTGCACGACAATCCGACCACGCGATCTGAAGCCTTGCGTCTGACCAAGAAGATCCGGCAAGATTTGCCGATTCCTGAGTTGGATTTGCAAGACAGGGTGGAAAAGACCCGTGAGCAGATGCAAGCAAAGATTGATGCTATGGAAGCGCGTTTGCGTGAGAATGATGTACGCAAAACGCTTGAAGATCGACGCAATGCCTTGAAGGTCAAGGGTAAAGCATCATCAGATGATGATATTAAAGAAATTGAGAAGATTATGATTGACAAAAAAATTGCCGATCATGACGCGGCTGCTGACTACTTTAACTGGATGAAGCAGGCTGAGATGGATAAACCCACGCCGATTTTTCAGGGTTCTCCTGTGCTCAACAACTTTGATTTGAAGAATTACTTTAAGAACCCGCAGAATGCGGCGCGGGAAAACGCAATGCAAGCACTATCGGAGTTACGTTCCCCGAAGCGACCGATAGGTTTGTGATGTACAACTAGGGGCTATTTTTTTTAAGGAACTATCATGCCTATTGGTGGCGGTATCATCCCAGCATCGGGCACGAGTCAGTACAATGAACTGACGTATGTGACCCGCAGGGCGTTCATCCCAAAGTTGATCGTCCAACTCTATAACTCCACCCCTTTGTTGGCTGCGCTCCTAGCAAATAGTCAGACAGCCTCTGGTGGTGTGTCCTCAGTGACTGTGCCGGTGCAGGGTTCACAGTTTGTGAACGCTCAGTGGTCAGACTACTCAGGTTCTTTTGCCCAGCCCTCCGTGCAGCAAGGCGCATGGAATGCTGAGTGGAACTTGAAGTTGATGATTGCTCCGGTTCCCTTTCTTGGTATGGAAGGTGCGGTGCAGCAAGACTATGCCGTGATTCCCTTGATTGAGGCTCGCATGAACGATGCGACCAACGTCATGATGGACGCAATGGCAACTGCGCTTTACAACTCAGACGGCACAGGTTCTTACTCGCAACAGTTTACGGGCTTGCCCATTGCTGTTGACAGCGCCGGTACTTATGCAGGTTTGAGCCGTTCAACGTATGCTTGGTGGGCATCGAGCGAGTACGCAGCAGGTTCAGTCAATCCGACCCGTCAGAATGTACTCCAGTACATTTCAGGCACGGTCAAGAAAGCCGCTGAAATGCCAACCTTTGGTGTTTGTGGCTTTGGTACTTGGACGTTGTTGGCACAAGACTTTGTAGGCCAAGAGACGTACATGATCACACCAGGTAGCAATTTTGCAACCGGTGAAGATGGCCCAAGTTCAGCCTTCCGTGCTTTAATGGTTGCAGGCGTACCGATCTATCCTGATCCGTATTGCCCAGAAGGTATTCTGTATCTTTTGAACAGCAATTACCTGAGTATGTACATTCACAACCAGGCGCAGTTTGCGTTCACCGGTTTTGAATCGACATTGCCCAACTGGCAGATTGGTTATGTGGGTGCTGTGTTGACCATTGCAGAAATGGTGAGCACCAAGCCCAAGTCCATGACCAAGGTGACAGGCTATAACAGCCTCACACTGTAAGGAGATCATCATGGCACTTGCATTAACAAAACTGATTCTCGCCTCGAGCACGGCAAACTCGGATACGGCTGGTGCGTACTTTGACTATCAGACGCAGTCGGTTGCAGCCGGAACAGACGTTGTTATTCCCGCGGGTTTGTATCTGGTTTATCCGGTTGCTAACCTGTCGATTCAGGCTTACAACGGAACGTCTTGGGCAACGCTGATTGCTGCAAACACCGGTGGCACGGTTTTTTCTGACGGCATCAACGTCAAGTGGGTATCTGCTTCTGGAACCGTAACGGCGCTCTTTTTGACCGTCAATGGCGGTCTTGCAGCAACTGGTTCGTTTAACGCAACCTAAAGGAGTAGAGCATGGATGCGTCTCGCGTAGCCAATGAGCTGCCAACCCGTTTCGGCGGCATCCTGCTTGGGTCGTTGATTGCTGCGAATTTCAATTCGACAGCGGATCAACAAATCACCATTTTTGACAATCCCTCGAAATACATTCTTCGTCGGATTGTGGTGGCTAATGCCTCAACGTCTTTGACCACAGCTGCTGGCGGCATTTACACCGCCGCTAGCAAGGGTGGTACAGCGGTTGTTGCGGCTTCCCAAGCTTACACAACGTTAACCGGTTCAACGCTCTTTTTAGATTTGACGTTAAATACCACAAGTAGCGCCAACATTACAGTGAAGTCAGCAATCCCCAATTTGTACTTCTCGCTGACCACGGCGCAAGGTGCTGCTGCAACGGCTGATATTTATGTCTTTGGCGATATTCTGACTTTGTAAAATGTCAACGGTGTTTGTAACTAATAAGAGTAGTCAGCCATTGAGAGCAAAGTATGTGACTCAATGGTTTGACTTTCTACCGGATAAAAGCGTTGAGATTCCGCTTGAAGTAGCACAGACGATTTTTGGATACGGTGATGAAAACAAAGAGCCGTATCTCGTCCGATTAGGCTGGATGAAAATGAATACAGATTATGAGAGGGCGCATGAGCGTCTTGCACAATTTGTGTTCAGCAGACAGCCGGTCGTTAAAGGCCAGTCGCTAGCCCCGCTGGTGGAACGAGTAGCCCCTCCCAAAGCGCGAAATGCTAGGGTTGGGGCCAAAGTCCCAATGCAGGCTGCTTAAATTTATGGAGTTCTCATGGCAACCTTTTCGGGCTACATTGCGGAAGTCAGAAGACTCTTGCATGATGCCACGGGTGTTTTCTGGACAGACACTGAGCTGACAGACTACATCAACTCAGCCCGTGAGCGGGTTGTGCGTGATTCGGGTTGCCTTCGTTATCTTGCGCCGTCATCGGCTACTTACAACGTTGAAACGCTAGCGCTGTCTTCAATCGCTTTGCCGACCTATGGGCAAAGCATCCTTGATGTTTTAAACATCAATCTGTATTGGGGTAACTCTCGCATACCGTTGCGTTACCTTGCATGGACAGACTTTAATTCTCAATTACGTTATTGGCAGAACTACACAGGCCGTCCGGTAGGGTTTTCTTTGTACGGCATGAATACGATTTACTTTGGGCCTGTGCCAGATCAGACGTATCAAATTGAACTGGACTGTATTGTGCTTCCGGTGGCGTTGACTTCTGATTCGCAAACCGAGCCAATCCTTGCGCCGTTTGCAGGGCCAGTAAAGTTCTATGCAGCCTATCTTGCCAAGTACAAAGAGCAAAGCTATGGTGAGGCTGAGATTTACAAGTCTGAATATATGAAACAAATGCAATCGGCTATTGCATCTACGATGACTCGCCGATTGCCAACGCCGTTCTCTCAGCCTTACTAATCATGGCGCAGACTGAACAACGTAAGTCCTATCATGTAACAAAGGACTTTAAAGGCATCAACACCAAGGCCAATCGCACGGCTATTGATCAAAACGAGTTTGCCTGGTTAGAAAACGTCATGCCTATTGGTTATGGCAATTTGCGTGTCATACCCACATTTGGTAACGCGCTTGCTACAACAGCTGCCGCGCCAAAGACAATGACATCAGCCAACATCAATGGCATCAATTACATGTTTTTCTTTCAGAGCAATGGCGGTTGTCAAGCCATGAATCTGGCAAGCAATGCGTTAACCACTGTGGCGGCTGCGGCCACATTCTCATCTTCCGGTGTTCAGATTGCCCAATGGAACAATGAACGCGTCTTAATCATTGATCCGGTTAATGGCTACTTTAATTGGAATGGAACCAATCTGGTGAAGATGGGTTCATTGCTTGGCATCACCATAACAAACGGCGGCTCGGGCTACACTTCAGCGCCTATTGTTACGTTTTCTGCGCCCAATCAAACAGGCGGTGTGCAAGCTGCGGTGAGTCCATTGAGTGCCACAGCCATCACAATTTCTTCTGGCAAAATCACAAACATCACGCCAACTGAGGCTGGTAGCGGCTATACAAGTGCGCCAACCGTTTATATAGGAACAGCGGGTGCATCGGCTTGGGCAGCAACCACGGTTTACAAAACTGGAGTGTTGTTATCTTCAGGTGGCAATTACTATTATGTAACCATCGGTGGTACAAGCGGAAGTACCTCCCCAAGCCACACAAGTGGGTCTGCATCCAACGGCACGACAACACTGCTTTACATTGCCAATCCCGACGGATCGGGATCAAGTGCCACAGCAACAACATCTTTACTTTCTCTTACAGGCCAAGCTATAGCAACGTTTTCTGGCCGATCATGGATTGCTTTGGGAAGAACGGTTTATTACTCAGCAGTCAATTCATACAATGACTTTGGCACAGTATCAGCAGGAAGCATCACAATCAATGATGGCACGTTGCATGGGGACATTACGCAGCTGGTCTCTGCCAATAACTTTTTGTATGTCTTTGGTACAGATTCAATCAATGTGTTTTCGGATGTAAGAGTAAATGCTTCTACTGGCGGTACGCTTTTTACAAACACTAATGTCAGTGCTTCTATTGGCAGCGATTTATCGGCAGCAATTTTTGCCTATTTTAGGTCAGTATTGTTTATGAATCGCTACGGTGTTTATGCACTGGTTGGTGCAACCACCACGAAAATTAGCGACGCGCTTGACAACATTTTTCCTAACATTGATTTTACTTACCCTGTTACAGCTTGCCAGACCTTGATTTACAACATTTTAGTGGCGGCTTGGTCAGTGACATATAACGACAAAGGCACGCTCAGAAAAATACAACTGGTGTTTTTTGATAGAAAGTGGTTTGTTTCAGACATGGGAGAATTGACACATGTTGCGTCTTCTCCCGTAAACGGGCTGATTACCGCTTATGGTGCAAGAGCCAATGGCAGTGTTTATAAACTATACAGCAATACAAGTAGCAGCATTACTTCAGTCTGCAAAACCGCTTTATGGGCATTGAACGATCCAATTCGCACTAAGCAAGCATTAAAACTTGGAGTGGAAGTCACGTTTCCAACAACTGTTGTTGGATTGGTCAACATAACAATGGATTCAGAAAGCAATTCTGCAACTGCGGTGAGTCTGGGAAATGCGGTGAATTGGCAAAATTTGTTTCTTTCTAATATCCCTTTTACAAACAATTCAAATGTGCAAGTTGCTTGGGTATCATCCGGTTATCAATTAACCGAAGGGTACAACTTGTTGAAATACGACGCACAGATGTACGGTAAATATTTAGGCATGAGCATTACATCAACTGCCCCAGCATTTACTTACAATGGATTCCAACTTGAACATGAGCCGCGAGTGAGGTTCTAATGGCAAAGCCAGTTACGATACCCAATACGTTTGCAACAGCAACTACTGCAATTGCATTGTCAAGCCTTGATGCTGACTTTTCAACCGTAGCAACAGCGCTTAATGACGCATCGACTTATAGCAACTATGCTTTAGATTCTGGCGCTGCAAATGCCTATGTAGTCACGCTATCAGGCGTAACAACCACCTATCAAGCCGGACTGGCGATTCAATTTCAAGCAACAAACGCAAGCACGGGGCCAAGTACATTAAATGTAAACGGGCAAGGTGCAAAAAATCTTGTTTACCCAGATGGTAGTGCGCTTGCTACAAATAGCATTGTGGTTGGCGCAATTGTGTCTTGCATGTATGACGGTACTAACTTTCAAGTGCTGTCGATTAAAAACGCATCTGGAGGAGGTGGTGGAAACGGAACCGTTACCTCAGTTGCCCTTACTGCGCCTGCTTTTCTTAGCGTAAGTGGAAGTCCAGTTACCACTTCAGGAACGCTTGCATTAAGTTATTCAGGAACAGCGTTGCCTATTGCCAATGGCGGCACAGGCGCTACAACATTGGCAGGCGTAAGAACCAGTATTGGCGCAGGCGATGTTAACGGCCCAGCGTCATCTGTTAATGAAGAAATTGCTTTGTATTCTGGAACTACCGGAAAAACAATTCAACGTGCCACAACAACGGGTATTTTGAAAGGGACTTCCGGTGTTTTGTCAGCAGCAACGGCAGGAACCGATTATTTAGCGCCTCCGGCTGGCACATCAATTCTTAAGGCAAACTCAGGCGGGGCGTTGGCAAACGCAGTTCCCGGAACAGATTACGCGCCTGCAACAAGCGGTACGTCAATTTTGTATGGCAATGGTTCAGGCGGATTTAGCAATGTCACTATAGGTTCAGGATTAAGTTTTAGCGCTGGGTCATTGGCCGCAACCGGAGGCACCGGCACGGTTACAAGCGTTGCGATTTCTGGTGGAACCACAGGTCTTTCTACAACCGGCGGGCCAATAACAGCCTCAGGAACAATTACGCTTGGCGGCACATTAGCAATTGCAAATGGTGGTACAGGGCAAGCAGACAAAACATCAGCATTTGATGCTTTGTCACCGTTGACGACAAAAGGCGATTTACTTGTAAGAACAAGTTCTGACAATGTTCGTTTGCCAGTTGGCACAAACGGGCAAATTCTTGTTGCAGATTCTGCCGAAGATGCAGGCGTGAAATGGTTCACATCAACAGGTGCCGGAACTGTAACATCAGTAGGTATTTCACCGCCTGCATTCTTATCAGCCGGAGCGGCTGTAACAAGTGCTGGCAATATTTCTTTATCGTATTCTGGAACTGCTTTGCCTATTTCGTCTGGCGGAACGGGTTTAACCGCGGTTGGTACAGCGGGTCAAGTTCTAAAAGTAAATGCCGGAGGAACAGCGCTTGAATATGGGGCTGTTGTCGGAACTGGAGATGTGGTTGGCCCAGCTTCTTCAACAAACGCTCAAATTGCATTATTCAGCGGAACAACAGGCAAGTTGCTTCAAGCCGCAACGACAACCGGCATGGTTAAAGCAGCTAGCGGTGTTATTAGTGCCGCAGTTGCTGGCACGGATTATGTAGTGCCTGGTGGCGCACTAGGTACGCCATCTTCAGGCACGTTGACAAGCTGTACAGGGCTTCCTATTTCAACAGGCGTTTCTGGGCTTGGGACTAACGTTGCAACAGCATTGGGGCAAACCATTGGAACCTCAGGCGCTCCTGTACTTTTTGATGGTGCGCTTGGAACCCCTAGTAGCGGAACGCTTACAAATGCAACTGGCTTGCCAATCAGCTCAGGCGTTTCAGGACTTGGGGCAAATGTAGCTACGGCGCTCGGTAATGCCATAGGAAGCGCAGGGGCTGTTGTTGTTTTTAATGGAGCGTTAGGTACGCCATCAAGTGGCACGTTAACAAATGCAATTGGATTGCCGCTCAGCACTGGCGTAACAGGTACATTAGGAACAGGCAATGGAGGCACTGGCCTTGCGACAATTGGGACTTCATTGCAATATTTGCGTGTCAATTCTGGTGCAACCGCTCTTGAATACGCAACCCTTTCAGCAGGCGATGTAGTTGGGCCTGCAAGTGCGACAGATAATGCTATTGCTAGATTTGATAACACCACTGGCAAGTTAATTCAAAATTCATCAGCAACACTCACAGACACTGGGCAGGCTTCATTTGTTGGTTATGTGCAAGTGCTTGCTAATACAGGCTCTGCAACATCTGGTTACTTAGAGCTTCAATCTAATGATGCTGGAACAGGAACCAAGACGCTTCGTATTCAGCCTAATAATGTAGCCACAACGTCAACGCAAAGCTACATATTCCCAACAGATTATGGCAATAGTGGGCAATTTCTTTCTACAGACGGTTCGGGCAATTTGTCATGGGCCACTGGTAGCGGGGGTGGAGGTGGTGGGCCAGTTCTTGAATCTCAAATAACCATCAGCCAGAATTACACAATTACAGCTAATACGAATGGGCTGTCAGTATCCCCAGTAACCGTAGCTGCCGGTTATGCAGTCACCGTTGGTACAGGCCAAGCCTGGATGATTTTAGGATAAGGAATATGAGTAAGATCAAACTTCAAGGCAATGCCAGCGGAACGGGGACAACCACGTTTCAGTCTGCCAATACCTCATCAAACACGACGTTCACGCTTCCTGGCACAGACGGAACAAATGGACAGGCTCTTACTACGGATGGGTCTGGCGTATTGACGTTTACAACAGTAAGTGGTGGAGGCGGGACAACAACCAATAGCCTAACCATGAATAGCGGTGGTTCCGGTGACGCATCAGGAACCACGTTTAACGGTTCAGCAGCGCGTACCATAAGCTACAACACCATTGGTGCAGCGGCGACAGGCGCGGCTAATACGTTTACTGCGGCACAGACTTTCAGAGCGGCTAATGCGGTTAGATCTGAAGCAGGAAGCACTCAGGATGCGATTGTCTTAGCAGGCAGGGCGGGTGGCACGAGTTCTTATGCTGTAACACTGACACCGGCCACGCTAAGCGCCAGCAGAACAGTAACGCTACCTGATGGCGGTGGTAACTACACGCTTGGTTACCTTAATGTCCCGCAGTCAGGGTCAGATAAAACAACATCGTATTCATTAGCCACGACTGATGTAGGTAAGTTTGTTGGTGTAGGAACCAGCGGATCAATCACGATTCCTGATGCCACGTTTGCTGCTGGCGATGTGATTTCCTTATTTAACAACACGACAGGCAATATCACGATCACTTGTACGATTACCACGGCTTATATTGCTGGAACGGATGCAGATAAAGCAACGATGACGCTTGCAACTAGAGGTGTTGCGACGATTCTGTTCTTATCCGGTACGGTCTGTGTTGTTTCAGGAAACGTGTCATGACAGGGATTTTGCTTTCTCTACTTGGTGCAAAACTGCCTTCTTCAGCAGGCTACACCGTCATCCAAACCTTTACGGCTATTTCAACGTGGACCTGCCCTACTGGGGTGACGAGTGTTGATTATTTGGTAGTTGGCGGTGGTGGGGGTGGTGGGGGTGGCAATAGTGGATATTCCGGCGGTGGTGGTGGCGCGGGTGGGTTCAGAACCGGCACTGGAGTATTAGTAAACGCCGGAACAGATTACACCATCACTGTTGGTGGTTCAGGAACGGCAGGGGCTTCAACATCTCCTGCGTCAAACGGTGGAAACGGTGGTCTATCATCAATTGTAGGTGGCACTAGTCCCTCTGAATTTGCTTCGCCCGGGATCATTTCTAACGGCGGTGGTGGCGGTGGACTCGGTAGTCTTTCAGTAGCAAATGCAGGGTTAAGTGGCGCATCTGGCGGTGGCGGTGGGGCCAGATCAAATGGGGCCGGTGGTGCAGGTGGAACTGGAAATTCACCAGCCCAGTCGTCAGCCGGTGGTAATACTGCACCAGCAAATCCTCAACAAGGACGAGATGGAGGAGCCGGAAGAAACAACCCTTCAAACGATGATAATCAATTACAAGGTGGTGGTGGCGGTGGTAGTGGTGGCGTTTCGCCATTTACAGATGGCATTGGTGGAGCAGGCTCATCTACCGTAGGAGGTGCCGGAGGTGCTGGTACAGCATCCACTATTTCTGGATCTAGTGTTACCTACGCTGGCGGTGGTGGTGGTGCTAGTTATCAACAAACCGTTGGGCCTGGGGGTGCTGGCGGTGGTGGGGCTGGAGCTAAAACGTCACCGAGTCCTGGGACCGCAGCTGGAAGCGGGACTATAAACACCGGAGGTGGTGGTGGCGGTGGTAGCAGCGCCTATGCAGGCGGAACAGGAGGCTCCGGTATCGTCATCCTAAAGTACACCGTACCTAGCCAAACCGTCTTTGTATTCAAAGGCACGACTAAGTGGACATGTCCTACGGGTGTGACCTCTGTTGACTACCTTGTGGTTGCGGGTGGGGGTGGTGGTGGTACAGTTGCAACAGGCGATTCTTACGGTGGTGGCGGTGGAGGTGGCGGCGGTGTTGTCACAGGGAGCGTTTCAATAACCGCTGGAACTGATTACACCATTACTGTTGGCGCAGGAGGCCCGTCAGCAACTCAGGGACCAAATTCTTCAATAACTTACGGCCCGGGAACTAATTTAGTAACAGCCGCTGTTGGGGGCGGTTACGGAGGAAATGGTGGTTTAACAGCCCCCTCATCTACCGCTGGTGGCAATGGAGGTTCTGGTGGTGGTGGGTCTGGCAATAAAGCCGGAGGAAATGGCACTTCTGGTCAAGGAAATACAGGCGGAACAGGGGGCGGAACAGGGGCTGGTGGTGGCGGTGCAAAAGATACGTCTCCTATTGGAACCGGCGGTAATAGCACGTCAAGTAATGGTGGTGCAGGTGGTGCAGGATTAACTGTAAGTGCTTCTTTGGGTGGAGGTACTTATGCAGGAGGCGGGGGTGGTGGAGCCTTTGCAGGAACTCCTGGGTCTGGTGGTACAGGTGGCGGCGCTACTCCGGGTCCATCAAGAGGAAATGGAACCTCAGGTTCTAGCAACACTGGCGGCGGTGGGGGTGGAGGTGTTGGAAGTACAAGCGGTCCATCACAAACTGGCGGTTCAGGCGGCTCCGGTATCGTAATCATCAAAATCAATCAATAACATGACTACAAAAACATATCGCTTCTTAGGCATCGACACAGCCATGCACCTACTACGTCCTGGGGCGAAGTGGGAAATCTCTAACAACGTATTCACACGCTGGGATGATCCTAGACCTTGTCCGAGTATTGAGGAAGTCTATTGGGTCATCGACAAGATCAAAGAGTTTGAAGATGCTATTCCTACGATGTGGCTACCTGAGCAATTAGAGGAAATGGGCATCAAGCAAAAGGAAATTGAAGATGCAATTGCATAATCTTTTTCCGACACCTGTAGGATTTGCTGAGTTAGGTAGACCCTTGTCAGATGAGGAGTTGTTCTTCATCCGTGAGCTACAAACAAGGCCGAATCAAGGAAACACCACAAGCACTGATAACTTCGTACTTCGTAGTCCTGTGCTGACGAATTTAAGATCGTTCATTGAAGATGCTGTCTCGGAATACTTCAAAGCCACAGTCAATCCTAAGCACAACGTAAGCCTGAGAGTCACGCAAAGCTGGTGTAACTACTCAGAGCAAGGTCAGTACCACCACAAACATGCTCATCCTAATTCGTATATCTCAGGTGTGTTTTATGTCCAGACCAATCCTGATGATCGGATTTACTTCTACAAAGATGGCTGGCAGCAGATCAAGTTTCCTCCTGACCAGTGGAACCCGTATAACTCTGAAAGCTGGTGGTTTGAGGCTTATGCAGGCAGGCTGATTCTTTTCCCTTCTTCGCTGACACATATGGTTCCTGAAGTAAAGGGCGAAGACACAAGAATCTCACTTAGTTTTAATACCTTCCCTGTCGGAGTCGTTGGGGAAGAGATGGATTTAACCGGACTTAGGCTGGAGGCTTAGATGGCTCACTTCGCGGAATTAGATGCAAACAACGTAGTCCTGCGTGTTGTCGTAGTGGACAACAAGGACACGGCTGATGCGTTTGGCGTTGAGAAAGAACATATTGGCAGTGCTCACCTAGAGAAGATCCTTGGTGGAACGTGGAAGCAGACCTCATACAACGGCAACATGCGTAAGAACTACGCAGGGATTGGCTACACCTACAGAGCAGACATTGATGCGTTTGTGCCGCCACAGCCTTTTGCAAGCTGGATTCTCAACGCTGATGCTCAGTGGGAAGCTCCCACACCAATGCCAACTGATGGGAAAATGTATAGCTGGGATGAAGCAACAACTTCATGG